AGCGGCTTCGGGACGTCGTCGTCCGCGTAGACCATGATCGCCGGCAGCGAATCCGTCTCGATGGGACGCGTCCGCTCCCGGTGAACCGTAAGGCCCGCGGGACTTCCGCCGCCGCCGGCGGAGAGCGCCGCCACGACGGCGGTCATGATTTGCTCGCGGATCGAAGTCGCCACGCATCGCCCCTTTAATCCCCGAGCAGCAATTTAGTGAGGCCGCCATCGCCCTCCCGGAGCCGCTCGCGGACCGTGAAGTTCTTGCCGCCGGCCACTACTGCCTGGCCGATTGCGGCTGCCGGAAAAGCAGACGATTGAACCGTGAGGGTCGTCGCCGTGGCCACTACCTCGCCGCGGTTCACGTCCTGCACGAGGATCTGGTCCGCCTCGTCGAGCAAACCGATGCCGGCCACGCCCCCGACGGTGATCGCGATACCCATGTCCTTCATCAGAGCAGGGATATCGTTGTCGCCGAACGCAGGAGCAGTGGACGGCGTCGGCACGATTTACTTCTTGACCTTCGGAGCAGGACCGGAGATCCGCCGCGGCGCCGGCTCGCGGTTTTGGGGATGCTCCATCCGGTCGACCCGCCCCGTTGGAAAGCCGGGATCGCCAGGTTCGCCGCCGTCTTCGGCTTCAGCGGTTCCTTCCCCGATGAGTCGATGCGCGAGAGCCCGAGCCACTTCGTGGACGGAGTCCGCCTCCGCGTGATCCCCACCCAAGATGATGGAGCGCAAGAGTCTGACCCGCCGCGTTCCCCGTCGTTCTTCCCGCTGCGCGAGCGGCCTCACGTCGACCGCCTGACCCGGTTCGAGCCCCTCGTCCAATTCCCGCTGCTTTTTCTCTTCTGGTGTTTCCATCGCGTCCTCCCACTTTTTGATTTTTGGCAGCGCGCGAGCGGAACGAATCCCGCCCGCGCGTCATGACGCCGCGCCAGGAGCGCGGGAAAAGGACTAGGTGCTGATGACGTATTGCGCGACGACGAACGCCAGTGGGTACTTCAGGACGACGTCCACGAGCATGAACGTGGTGAGCTCGATCATGCCCTGCTTCTTCAGCCGGTAGGGATCGACCACGAGCTCAAACCCGGAGCCCCACATGCCGATTACCATCGTCTCGAAGATGCCGCGAATCAGCGTGTGCAGCGTCGCGCCGCTCGTGCCCTTCGTGCCCGTCTTCGAGAGCTGGTTCGACGATGCCGCCTTGTAGCCGTCGACGGTATTGTTGTCCGTCCAGATCGGGAGGCCGACGGTGTTTCCCAAGCGCGGGAGGCCTTTCAGCGTTCCTTTGATGCCCGGAGTTGTGAGCCACGCGCCGTTCCCGAGCTGGTCAGCGTTCGCAGCCTCGAGGAGCTCGGACATCTTGATGATGTCGAGCCACGATGGAGCGCCGCCGTTTCCCGCGTCCGCAATCATGACGTAGGACTGGACGCCGGATGTGGCGCCGATTCCGACCGGCTGGTTTGTGCCGCCGCCAAGAATGGCCACACTGTCGACGGCTAGCGCCAGGTCGCGCCCGAGATCTTCCCGCACGAGGGAGTCAACATCGATCACGGCCTGCGCCAGTAACTGGCGCGAGTAGCTCGTGGAGGACTGGTAGGTCTTCGGCGAGCTGGCGATAGAACCGAGCGTCAGATTGGAGTCCGCCACGTCGACGCCGGGATTCTCACCCACCCACGAGCCGGTCGCTCTGCCGGTTTGTTTCGGGTAAGACACGTTGTCGCGCAGCCCGGAGATCGTGCGAGCGCCGAGTTCCTTCACGCGCATCTGGTTGTAGAGAAACTCGATGAACTCGCCCGGTTCGGTGAACTTCAATTCCTGCCCGACCGTGGCGGTGCCGGAGCTGAGGCCGGCGCGCTTTTGCGTGCCGTACTTTTTCTGCAGTTCCGGCGTCCAGGCGTGACGGATGCTCCACGGCACATAGAGGCCGCCGTGGCGCGCGCCTTTCCAGTCCTTCTCGATGGAATCGGAAATCTCCATCTCGAAAGAGTTCGCGCGTTGAACAGCGGAACCGCTCGAGGTCGCCTCGATATTGCGGACCGCGGTCATGATGCCGCGCGCCAGGTTGTAGTCCTTCTGCTCCTTGTCCGTCAGCGCGACGCGGTCTGTTTCTTCGGCACCCGGTTGCGGGAGCGGAGCAGCGCCTCGCTTGGTAACTTCGTCGAGACAGAAGCGCGAGAAAGCATCGATGGACTCACCGTCCCCGATTGCTTTCGCCACGCGTTCCGCATCGATTTTGTGGACCTTGCCGAGCCGAATAATTTCAGCGCCGGCGGCCCGTGATTCTGCTACGGTGATTTCTGTCGCCACGGTACCCTCCTTAGAATTCGGCTCGGAAGCCGGACTAGCACCACGAACTACTACCGGAAAAACTTTCTCGCCAGCGCGAGATTCGTGTCCCACGCTGATGTCCGCAGGGACTCCCACGGAGCTCGCCTCCATCGGCGCCCACTTCGTCGCGCGGTACGTGTCGCCTTCGTCCTTCGAGGTTTTGTCGAGCGTGTATTCGTTGACCCCATAGCCGACGGAGATGAACCGGCGAATGCCGTCCTGAATGTCCCGCTTCACGGCCTGCGCCGGCGCACTCCGGGAGAACCGGAGCTGACCGCGAAGTTTTTTGTCGTCGCCGACTTTCACCTTCTCGACGATGCCGATGACGGACTTCGCGTCGTGCGAGTCGAGAAACGACAATCCCTTTTTTGCGCGCGATAGATCCACGGCGCCAGGAGAATGGTCGAGGATCTCTTTCCCGAACCATCGCTCCACGGGAGCTTCGGAGGAGATCGAGATGGTGAAACGGTCCTCGTCTGCGCCGGCCTCGACCTCGTCTTCGTCGTCCGGGTCCGGTTTCTCGCCGGCGTCGGCCCGCGTCTTGCGGCGCAGTTCACGGGCAGCAAGATCCTCGGCCGAGAGAACCCGCTTCGCCACGGGAACCATTTCCAGGATTTCGAACTCCCTGGTGAGCATCGGCAGCGCGTCGCCGAGCGGTTTTGTTGCTGCGCGTAGTGTCGGGTTCATTTTTTCCCCCTGAGCGGAAAGAGACGGCGAGAGCCGGCCGCCGCGGATTTCTTTTTCCCGTCCTCGGCGTCGTCGGCGGCATCATCGGCCGCCTCGTCCGGGTTGTCCGGGTTGTCTTCCTCCACCACCTGGTCCTTCGGACCCTTGTCGACAATCGGAGCCTTGGCGGTGATCGAGAGATGCAGGTCGTAGGCGTCGGCGAGCTTTTCCTCTTCCGCGAGCTGCTCGAAGACTTCCTCGAAGTCGCCGCCCTGTTCCGAGATCGCCGCGTCGCGCGTCTGCAGGCCGGCGCCGATTCCGAGAATGGTCGACTGCACGTCCTTAAGCGGATCGACCCATGCCCATCCCCGCGGCTGCCACTTGCCGGCACAGAATCGCGCGGGATCGCGGGAGTCGAGCTTGAGCTCGCCGGAGAGCAGCGCCATCGATATCCACGGATTGAAGATCGGCTGCAGCATCTGCTCCTTCAGGAACGACTGCAGCATCTTCCACTGGTCGCGCTCGATGAGCAGGCCGGAGCGCATCGAAGAGTAGTTGACCCCCTCGAGGTCGGACGCCAGCGCGTTGTAGGAAACACCCATCGACGATGCGACGAACCGCAGCATCGCCTTCAGGAACGCCGGGAACGCGGACGCGGGATGCTCGGGACTCCACGCCTGGAAGTCGAGGCCAGGCGGCAGAGTTTCAATCACGCCGGGTTGCGCCTCGATGCGGTACTTCGCATCGGGGTTCGGCTGCTCGTACGTCGACGCGTCGGTGTACTTCAGGAACCCCATCTTCGCAGCGCCCGTGCGCGCGGCGACAAGTTCCGCCTCGACGTACCCGCCGAGCATTCGCATCTCGACCATGCAAGGGTGAAACCAGGTGATCCCGCGGGTTTGATTCACGCGCTCGGGATCGTAGAGATGGAGGATCTGGTCCGCGGGGATGCGAGTGCGGAGCAGCGAGCCGCCGAGATCGGACGGGTGCTTTTCATTGACGTGGTAAGCGACCGGCCGTCCCCACTCGTCGACCTCGATGCCCATGCGAATTTCGTTCTGGCCTTTCGCAACGAAGCGAGAGAAGAGATGGTCGACCTGGTCGGCGTCGATGATCTGCAGCGCGAAGCGGTACTTATTCGCGAACCCGAGGACCTTCCGAACGAACACCTCGCCATCGGTCGC